AGAAATAGTCTTTGCTAAAAATACAGCAGCGGTTGTATATATCGGTAAGGTGGTAAAGATACCAGCTACATACGATGCAGATGGTAATATTTTAACTCCCGCGGTTTACTATGACGGCTATGCCATTGACGTTATGTCAAGTTCTGATTTGGATTTTGGATCTTACGCTGTATACCCAGCAGACAAAGCGGCCCATAGTTTTTACGGGTGGGCAAAGGATGCAGAAGTACCGCCAACTAAAAAAAAAGCCGAAAACGTCGAAAGCGCATAAAGAGAAGAAAACGTAAAAAGAAAAAATTACTAGGCGTATCATAATAAAAACAAGTTTTTTAAAATTACAGGTGATTATATAATAAATATACTAACAATCAAATCTAATTTTATGAAAAATTTAATTATTGCATTATTTATTACGCTATCGTCAATGAGTCTAATGGCTCAGGAACAATTTAATGGTATATGGGCTAACAGCGGTTCGGACTATATGAAAACCATCCTAGCAAGTGATTATAAAGTTATAAAAGTATATAACACTAGCTTTGACGAATATAGAATAATAAACGAAACGATTGTGAGTGAAGACGGCAAAACATTTACCACTAAGCTACACAATAAAGAGAACGGCTACAATGTAGAAATTCAATACATACTAAAACACCGGGACACTATACTAACAGTATACTCTGGACACTTGAACAAAACACATACACTAACAAGATTATACTAAAACCTATGGCTTACACACAAATGCCCGGGAGAGACAAAACAGAAAACGAAAACATTACTGCTTTGACTAACGGGGATAAAAAAAAGAAAGTAAAAAAGTTTAACAATGAAACCAAAGAAACATCAGAGATTGATGTGGTTAGTGGTTCAGGATCAGACAAGATGGCTAAAAGCTTAGGGAACGTAGTGGATTTTGGTAAATCACAATCACAAAGTATTGATGGCATGACCGGCAAGAATAGACCGGGAACGAATGCCAATACAACAGCCACAGCTTCTACATTTGGAACTTTACCTAAAGGTTTTAAAGGTATGGCTTTCAACAAAAGCAACAAGAAAGTAAACTTCAGTAACAATAACAACGATGCCTTGCGAGGCGAACAGTATCGAATATACAAGTAATAACAATTAACAATTAAATTAAATCAAATGAGTAAAGTAAAACAAATGAAAACAGCACCAGTAAACACAATTACTAAAGACGAGTTAGAGAAGATTACGGGGATTCAAACAGAATTGCAATCTTATTTAGCTAACATCGGTGTATTAGAAGTGCAAAAAGCTAAAGCTATCTACCAAGTCAATATGCTTGAAAAAGACATGGACGAAGTAAAAAAAGATGTGGAAGCAAATTATGGAGCAATTAATATTAATCTTACCGATGGAACTTACGAGAAAATCGAAGTAGCATCTAAAGAGTAAGGTTATGGGAAGTGTTATAAGAAAAATTAGTATCGGGGCTGACTATAAAAACGAAGCAATGCACTACTCTGTTAAACAGACAGTTTACGGCGGTCACGAAATTTCTCATATAATGTTTGAAGAGTCTGATAATTCTTATAATATATTTATAAAGAAAGTAGACGAGGTAATGCCATGGAAGAAGTTTAATTCTAACATGGCAATATCCGTTGAATATGACCTAGAGTATTAATGCGAAGTATATATGATTTTATCATAAAGCCGGTAGGCAGAAGATATGATAACGAAGTTAAGGTTGGAGAGCATACCCTTGTAACAAACAGCTCTATAGAAAGTTTTAAGCATGTCAACAATATTGCTGAAGTAATTGAAACACCCGTTGCATTTGCAACACCAATACGAAAAGGTGATTTAATTATTATACATCATAATGTGTTCAGAGTATTTTACGACATGAAAGGAATCAAAAAGAATAGTAGATCATTTTTAAAAGACGGTCTATTTTTTTGCAGTACAGATCAAGTTTACTTATATAAGAAAGCGGATACCTGGAAATCTTTTGGAGATAGATGCTTCGTGGCACCTGTTAAAAATAAAGACGTTTTAAGCAGCGAAAAGACAACTAACCTTATTGGTATACTTAAAATAGGTAATAGCTCCTTAGAGAGCTCTGGAATCAATCCAGGAGACATAATAGGGTTTACGCCGAACAGTGAATGGGAATTCGTTATAGACGATCAGATTATGTATTGTATGAAATCAAATGATATTGTTATAAAGTATGGATCCGATAGAAACGAAGAAGAGTATAATAGCCGCTGGGCACAAGGCAATTGAAGAATTAGTAAAGGTAGCAGAGGAAAAGATCGTTGACTCAGAAGAAGATATTTCGGCTGACAGACTTAAAAATGCTGCCGCTACTAAAAAGCTTTGTATTTTAGATGCTTTTGAAATACTAAATAGAATACAAGAAGAAGAAGGAATGATTGCGGAAGCAACTAAGTCTTCTAATAAAATGCCCTTTAAGGGTTTTGCGGAGGGTAGATCTAAATAATGGCTTACGAACAGCAATTATACAGTATAGTCAAAGACTATATTAAGCCTCAAGCAATTAAAAAGAAAAATCGCTATGCCAAATGGGTTTATGGTTATGACAAAGAATACGATGTCATTGTTATAAGCAAGACCGGTAAGATAGGAGATATCTATTTAATAAGTGGGGTGCATATCGCGCTACCTCTATTAGAAGGTACCCTAAGCAAAGGCGAAAACAAATGGAAGGCGCACGAGTATCCCAAAGAGTTAAGCAGAATAAAAAGCGAAGCTGATTGGGTTAAGTATCCTAACATTTTTAAAGAAAATTGGTATGAGTATATTGACGGAGAGTTTAATAAACGTGAAGAAGGTTTCTGGTTTTATAACAAGGATAATCCTACTTACATTACTGGTACTCACTACATGTACTTGCAGTGGTCCAAGATTGACGTTGGGCAACCTGACTTTAGAGAATCAAACAGATTATTTTATATATTCTGGGAAGCTTGCAAAGCAGACAAAAGAAGCTATGGTATGTGCTACCTTAAGAACAGAAGATCGGGATTTTCTTTTATGGCTTCCGGCGAAACCGTTAACCAAGCAACAATATCTTCGGATGCTCGATTTGGTATACTGTCCAAATCTGGACCCGATGCAAAGAAGATGTTTACAGACAAAGTTGTACCAATATCGGTTAACTATCCATTCTTCTTTAAACCAATACAGGACGGGATGGATCGTCCGAAAACAGAACTCGCATACAGAGTACCGGCCTCAAAATTCACGAGGAGGAAACTTGATGCAAACGCAACGCCCGAAGAAATCGCGGGTCTTGACACGACGGTCGACTGGAAAAACACAGGGGACAACTCGTACGATGGGGAAAAACTAAAACTATTAGTTCACGACGAAAGCGGTAAATGGGAAAGACCAACTAATATTCTTAACAACTGGCGAGTTACTAAAACTTGTTTAAGATTAGGTAGTAGGATTATTGGAAAGTGCCTGATGGGATCGACATCAAACGCATTAGACAAAGGTGGTAAAAACTTTAAAAAGTTGTACGACGATTCTGATGTACAAAGAAGAAACAAAAACGGTCAAACAAAAACAGGTCTATACAAGTTGTTTATTCCTATGGAATGGAATTACGAAGGCTTTATCGATGAACATGGTTGGCCTGTATTTGAAACACCGAAGAAAGAAACAGTGGGTCCTCAAGGGGACATAATTGACGAAGGTGTTATAAATCACTGGGAAAACGAAGTAGAAGGATTAAAAGACGATGCAGACGCATTAAACGAATACTATCGCCAGTTTCCTAGAACAGAACAGCATGCGTTCAGAGATGAATCAAAACAATCTATATTTAACTTAACAAAAATCTATCAACAAATAGATTACAACGATGAGTTAAGAAACAATACCATGGTAACACAGGGTAACTTCCAATGGGAGAACGGTATTAAAGACACAAAGGTAATGTTCTACCCAAACAAAGACGGTAGATTTTATATTACCTGGGTGCCTAATCAAGAACAACAAAACAATTTAATTATAAAGAATGGTATTAAATATCCAGGAAATGAGCACATGGGTGCCTTTGGTTGTGATAGCTACGATATTAGTGGTGTCGTTGGTGGCGGAGGTTCTAACGGAGCACTTCATGGATTAACTAAGTTTTCAATGGAGGACGTACCGCCTAATCATTTCTTTTTAGAATACATTGCAAGACCTTCAACAGCTGAAATGTTTTTTGAAGACGTGCTAATGGCTATGGTGTTTTACGGAATGCCTATACTAGCAGAAAATAACAAACCAAGATTGCTTTACTATATAAAGCGAAGAGGATACCGAGGTT